GCGGTGCATTGTCTGAGAGGATGCGCCTATATCCAGCTTGGCATAAGATAGGTTTAATTGTTGCTGTTGTGGGTCTTGTTTGTCAGGCTTTTAGGAATGTCCAATTTATTCATACAGGCGTGTCTCCTAGTGACGCTGACGCTCCTTTGTGGATTCTTAAAGACTTAGGTATCGCAATAATCGCGTATTGTTATTTATATCTCGGAATTAAAGCGAGTATGAATAAAACAACTGTTAAACCTGTTCGCAGGAAAGCAAAAAAATGATTACTTTAATCTCTACTCTTACATCTTTCTTAGCCGGTGGACTTCCTAAACTGCTGGATTTCTTCCAGGATAAATCAGATAAAAAGCATGAATTAGCTCTGGCTCAAATTCAGAGGGAGAAAGAGTTAGAGGCTATGAAATTAGGCTTCTTGTCTCAACAGAAAGTAGAGGAAATCAGGACTGACCAGATCGCCCTACAGACTGCTGTTCAAGAGCGTGAGTCTCTTTACAAGCACGACATTGAAATTGGTAAAAATGCGAGTCAGTGGGTTGTCAATCTTCGTGCATCAGTGCGTCCTGCAATTACTTATGGTCTTTTCTTGTTATTCTGTTTTGTAGAAATTGCTGGCTTCTATTATGCAGTGAAAGTGGGCGCAGAGTTTACTGTTGTTTTAGATCAATTATGGAATGATGATACCCAAACAATTTGGGCATCAGTTATTGCCTTTCATTTTGGAACAAGGGCATTTCAAAAATGATTGGAATATATGCAGTAATAAATAAACATACAAGAAAAGCCTATGTTGGTAGTAGTTCTAACATTAATAGACGTTTAAGTTCTCATAAAAGCGCCATAAAAACAGGAAAGTTTTATCAAAAACAATGTTATGCACAAGATGCGCTTAAATATGGATTTGATGCGTTTGAATTTAAAGTTTTGTGTTTAACTTCTACAATAGAGGAAGCAAGAGATATAGAAACAGAATTTTTATCTATGTTCATAAACGATAATCTTTATAACCTTGCTCCTCATGCGAATGGATCATCTGGAACAAAAAGAAATCCAAAAAATTATATTGAAGGAGCAAAAAAACGTTTAGCAAATCCAGGATATAAAGAAAAGTTAAGTAATGCTTGTAGAGGTAAAAGGAAGGTAGTTCAATGTCCGCATTGCCATATACTAGGCGGTGGTGGAAATATGTATAGATATCATTTTGACAAGTGTAAATCCAAAAATGAACGTAAGCCCTGAAGCCATTAGGGTTATTAAGCACCATGAGGGTATTAAGTTAAAACCATACCGCTGTCCAGCCCTTTTATGGACTGTCGGGGTTGGCCACGTAATAGATCCTTCGCATATATCCGTCAAATTCGAGGATAGGAAGGCTCTGGCGATACCGGAGGGTTGGGATAGGGTACTGACACCAGATGAAGTGGACAAGCTGCTTAAAGACGATTTACAGCGTTTTGAGAGGGGTGTTCTTAGACTGTGCCCTAATTATCTTACTCAGTCTCGCTTTGATGCGCTGGTTTCCTTTAGTTTCAATGTAGGACTAGGGAACCTTCAAAGGTCTAGTATCAGGATGAAACATAATCGGGGTGATTTTGAGGGCGCAGCAAATTCGTTTATGATGTGGACTAAAGCCGGTGGTCGGGAACTGCCTGGTTTAGTTAAAAGACGCAAAGATGAGCGAAGTATATATCTAATGGGGTAACATGCTTGTTACTGAACAGTCTATTAAAGCGTCTTACAATCTTCTAAAAAAGACTGCTTTCAAAGACATACGACTTCCTGTTAAAGTAAGGTTTAAAGCTCTCAACATGGATAGGTTTTGGGGGCTTTATTACTGGCCGGATCAAGTCTTAGTAGTAAATAAAAAAGCAAAAACAATCGAACAAGTATTAAAGATAGTCGCACATGAAATGATCCATGCTGCGCTTGAGCAGAACGCGGACTGCGATCATCACTTACACGACGCGAACTTTGAGGCTCTTGCTGAGATAGTTTGCAAAGAAATGGGATGGAACGGTGGCATATGAAGAAACCATGTAGTGATAAAGAATTCGTTGAAATATGGAATAAATATAAATCTACTTCAGAGGTCGCAAAACATCTTGATTCGCATGAAGCAAATGTGCGGTCAAGACGTAGGCGTATAGAAAAAAGACTTGGGATAGTTCTTCCTACAGTAGACGTGCTTCATAGGAAAAAATACGACCAGTCAATGTTAGTCACTGCTGACCGCGTTGAGGTTAAGTTAAAAGTAAAGAACGGGATTATTCTAGTAGCCGGAGATCAACATTACTGGCCGGATAACATTCCTGTTATGCACAGGGCTTTTGTTTACTTAGCCAAAAAGTTAAAACCGTTTGCTTTAATCTGGAATGGTGATGCTTTTGACGGGTCTTCTATTAGCCGGTTTCCGTCGATTGGATGGGAGTCTAAACCTTCTGTCGCGGAGGAAATAGAAGCAGTCCAGGACAGGTCTAAGGAGATTTTAGAAGCCTCTCCCAACTCAAAGAGAATCTGGACAGCAGGTAATCACGACTTAAGGATGGAAAGTAGGATTGCTGCGAACCTTCCTGAGTTAAGGAACTTAAAAGGAGTACACCTTAAAGACCACATACCTGAGTGGACACCTGCTTGGTTTGTTACCGTAAACGAAGGCCAGCAAAGCCATACAGAAATCAGACATAGGGAAAACGGTGGAATTCACGCCGGATACAACAATACCCTAAAGTCTGGTGTGAATATCGTTACAGGACACGACCACAGAGCTGATGTTGTAGCCTACGATGATAGGAAAGGGCGTAGGTATGGTGTAAGGCATGGAATGACCGCAGACTCATCTCGTGATCCGCAATTTGTTAATTATCTTGAGGGACGTAAGGTATGCTGGCAGTCAGGATTCGCTGTTTTAACTTATAAGAATGGAATCCTGTTGCAGCCAGAATTAGCTCTCAAGTTTGACGAGGATTCGTTTGAGTTCCGTGGTGAGGTGATCGAGGTGTAAATTCATACTCTAAATCTAAACACCTGGAAGCCATATCACACAAGGTATTGGCTTCTTCAGGGTCTAGGAATTTAGACAAAACCAAAGTATCTCGGATTATTTCAATTTCTTCGTAAGTAAGTTTCATTGTTCCTCCAGTAGATTAACTATCACTCTTGCTTCGTCAAACATCTCTAAAGCTAGATCAAAAGAATCCTTCCATCTCTCATTGTTTGTTTTGTAGGAAATGTGCCTACAAATACCGGATTGAATAATCATTCCCGCACACTGAGAGCAAGACATAAACGGATAGGTATAGATTGTTGTTCCATTAAGAGGTCTTTTGGCGGTGATTATTGCGTTAATCTCCGCATGGATAATCATCTTTAACTTAATGTCTCTGTTGTTTAACCTTTGATCTGTATCTTGTATTCGTCTTGGAAGACCATTAAATCCTACTGATATAACAGTATTGTCTGAATCAACAATTACAGCTCCTACTTTAGTTGACGGGTCTTTGCTCCAAGTCGATACTAGCTTCGCCATCTCCAGGTATCTCAGTTCCCATTTCATAAGTAGTCCAGACTTCCATAAGTAAGCATGGTTTACCTTTATAGTTTCGTTGATCCTGTCTTGTGTAGTGTTCTTTTATGATGTCTTGAACCGTTTTTTTTGGTACAGTCTTCATTGCTTCGTTGCCCTCCCGTTTTGCCCCTCCGAGTGAGGGGCTTTTTTTATGATCCGTAAGAGTTAATGACGATTTCCAAAGCTTCTATAACTTCTTTTAACTTTGCAATATCTTTCTTTTTGTCATTAAAGAAAACGCCATATTTAACATTTGGTCGATTCTTTAGTTCGCGCACCATATTATCGTGATAGTCTTTCAGGTCGCTAACAATTAGATCGACCATTGATTCTTCATCAATATCAATAGTTATTTTCATGTCATTGGTAGGCGGGGCCGGAATCGAACCGGCAAGCGTTAGCGAAAGATTTTAAGTCTTTTGTGTTTACCAATTTCACCACCCGCCCTATCCTTATTTACGCTTCCTAACTACTGCTGGAAACGGTTGATCCAGGACTTCTCTACGATACCTTGCAAAAGTCACCGAAACGTCCGTAGAGGCCGCGTTCGTAGGTTTAAATACATTATCTAAAATGTAGATATTCCTACTCTTTAAATAAGACATAGACTTCTGAAGTTTCTCATTCATAAAGTTTGCCTTTATAAGTCTCGGAGAGTTTTTTAAGATAATCAGAAACCGTTTTGTCTTCGATCATAGACGCTGCGGTTTCGATCTCCTGACACAAAAGTTTGAGATAGTCTCTCAGTCGGTCGGTTCTCATCTCAGGGTTTACCATGGGATGTCATCCTTCATAGTGTTTACAGTTCCTTTCGCGGGAGGGGCTTCACCGCGACCTTGAATTTCTTTTCCGATCTTCATACGCACGAACGGGTTTCCGTTACGGTCGGTCTTTTTATAAACATCCAAATAACAAACCTTACCGTCTGGGAGAACAACTTTACCTCGGAAGTCTGCGTGCCAATCCTCCTTTTTCTCGTTG